ACCTCCGACCAAAGTCTGGTCGACATTCCACCCTTCCATCCTGGGTCGCCCCAGTAGGTACTCATGAATGATTTAGCAGAAGCGTACTTAGAACCCGCTGTATCCTTCAAGGTCTGTCCAATTGATCGCGCCACAGAGCCTACATTACGTTCTAGTATAGGTGATTCATCCAACAATACTGATGGATTAACAGCCGTAGTAGTCAACGAAAATGCAGCCTCAATGGTACTTTCAAAAGGACCTCCAGGAAGAATCAGAGCAGTGATCAGGTTCGCAACACGGGTATTCCCGAGCTTTGCTAACCTCTGAGTGAGAGACCCTACCACCTTATAACCTTTGGAATATGCCCTAACTGCGTCAGCAAGACGTAGTTCTGGACGGACCCGCTTCGCTCTTTGGATAAGTTCAACAAATCCAGGGAGAGACGATAGTGAGACCCAATACTCACGTATTGAGACAGGACTTGCGTCCTGACCTTTTACATAAAATCGCTTAGCGAATTCGAATGTTCCATTGGTCGATATAAGGGACTTAGCGAGACCGATCTTGATCCCGAAAGCCTTACATAAGGCTTCGTACTGTCTTGCGACAGTCGTACCCCGGATGACGATATCGTCACCCAGTAGCGCGTACGAAGGGTACCACCCTCGGTATCCTGATTTGTATGCTGCGAACTGTAGGAGGGAGTGGTGTGTCACGGCGAGCATTGCCCAATTTGAGTAAGCTCCCATAGGCATCCCGGTCCCGTACTTGATCATGGCTTCCCCCGGGTAGCAACGAGTTTTTAACGACTTGTTACTATACGGTAGTCCCACAAGTAATACCAACCATGATTTAGCCACAGCTGGCGTCACTAAGTGGCCCATGACTGCTACGGTTAGTTCAGATGGTATCCTATCGGTAGCCGCCTTCAAATCGAACGAGTATACGTAAGACTTTTTCGTTGTCTCTAAATCTTCTTTAATATGCTGGGCTAGCACTTCCAGGGGTTTTCCCTGGTCGTGCGTCCCATCCTGAGGTATTAATCTCAGAACTGCATTAAATATATGTTGATGAAGAGGAAACAGTAAACACTGAATCCACCATGTTACCATGGCTACAACTCTTACTTTCCCCGCTGGTTCAGGGATTTCGTGAAGTCTTCCAATGCGTAGGTATCTAGACCACGTTCGTGCAAACATATACCCTGTCTCTCTGACAGCTTTTCCGCTGTCATCGACACGTCGGGTAACAGTCTTAAGGACAAACAAAACACGTTCGAGGAGGTTTCCCTCCTTATGGTTGTGTAATGCAGCCCATGGTAACCGCGCAGCGGAACCGACTGGTAAATCCCTATCACTAGGGATCTTGCCTACAATATCCCGGATTAAACCCAGGAACTTAGTATTCATTGTTCGAAGACAGTAGTCTTCAAGAGACGAGTACCAAGGTGTTTGTCTCATATTCCATATCGCAAGGGCGTCGAACATCACTGCCCACATCGCACCTACTTCTGGCGGGACGTTTGGTCCCGAGGTTAGTATTGCCAAAGGCCGGAACCGAAGTTTCGGAACCGGGATCTTCTTTAATACCTTCCCGAAAAGGGGTATGTTCCCCTTAGCCCATTTTAGGTACGAGCTGAACTCAGCTAATGGCTGGGTGATAGTGACCACCTTTCCTTGGGTAATGGTTTGGTAAGAGGATTTCCCTGGGCATTGCATTATCCGATACGAGCCGAGAAGGCTCAACCAGAAACGAATGGTCGGTACATCACCCCTCATGATTGAAACCCGATGTGCACACGGGATTATTCCCGGAAGATTACCAAGTCTTCTTGAGTGCACACCGCCCAATTCACGGCATGTCGATACAGGTCCTGCGGAAACTGCCTGCATAAGAGTTATCTGGCAAGCCTTCAAGTACTTGACGAGACTGGCTGTCCCGCCTTTCCAAGAAAGGCAAAACCGTGCGAAGCTGAGCACCGCTTCAGTGTAGCGAA